TTATATGATGGCGAAGAAAGAGGCAAGGGTGTATTAAAACCCATGTTATTCGCAGGATTACTATTTGAAGGTGCTATAGTAGGTTATGATGCCAATACAGAAAGTGGTGGTGACGGTGCAAGATATTTCGGTATAGGTGTACATGAAGAATACAGAGTAGATCAGGTGACTGTATCTATGAGAATTGTATCAGTACACACAGGCGAAGTTATGATTGCTGTATCATCAACTAAGTCTATTGCTAGTTTTAAAACTGGCAGAGATGTATTTAGATTTTTAGATTTAGGTACAAAGGCACTAGAATTAGAGACTGGTGTTGCCGTGAATGAACCAGTCAATTATGCGTTGAGATCGGCAATAGAGCATTGTATATTACAAATACTAGATGAAGGTAAAATACAAGGTCTTTGGCAGACTAAGTTAAGACCTTCTAAATTAAACGGTTAAAGGAAACAAAATGAAACAATTATTATCTAATTTGTTAACTATAGGATTTTTCGGATTATTCTTTGTTCTTGGTTTGCTTTACGCTGCTTCAGCAAATGATATCTATATCACACAATCTGGTGCTTCACTAGATTTAGATATACTACAAGACGGTGAGAACAACACTATTGGTAGTTCTACAACCTCTTCTAGTGTGATAGGTGCAACAACAAATTTTGATATCAGACAAGTAGGTGACTCGAATGTCATCACTTTTGATATCAATGGTGCAAACTACACAGGTACTTGGAATATAACAGGTAACTCAAACAATATTGATTTTAATTGTGATAGTGGGGGAAGTAATTCAAGTTGTGCCACAGCAACTGCAAACATAACTTGGACAGGTAGTTCACAAGATATAGACCTAGATATAGGTGAGACTTCATCAGCAAACAATGCTACAGTTAATATAACTGGTGCCTCTGGTTCTGATTCAAATGTTATCGCTGCTACAATAGACGGCAACTCTGCTATCTTAACACTTACAGTTAACGGCGATACAAACAATTACTTAATTGATATTGATGGTAACGGAGATGTCAATGGTCACACGCTGATACACAACCACACAGGTAGTACAGCAGATGTAGACATTGTACAATCTGGAGTAAATGACAATATGTTAAATCTTACAACTTCAGGCGACAATCACGACATTGATATTATACAAAGAGACTAATGTATAAACTAGTTATTAGATTAATGGCGCTGGTCATAGGGATCGGCGTCATTTTTTTTATGGGCAAAGAAGTCTATGCTAGTATAGGTAATGTTATAATACAAGAAGGTGAAAGTCTTATTGAAAGAAAAATAGGTGAAGATGTTGCCTCAGAGGTTGACTTAGATATATTCTCATATGATACAATCAGAACAGCAAAGAGTAAAACAGCAATCGAGTTTATTGATACGACTCGTGTTGATGTAACTGAACATTCTAAACTTATTATAGATGAATTTGTTTACGACCCTAATAAAAAGACAGGTAAATTATCTCTCAAGGCAAGTCTTGGCACAGTTAGATATGCCTCAGGTCAGATTGCAAAAACTAATCCTACAAGTATAAAAATAAAAACACCTACAGCAACAATAGGTGTTAGAGGCACAGATTTCTCAATGACTGTAGACGAGTTAGGTAGTTCAACTATCATACTACTACCTAGTTGTAATACTACTGGTGCTTGTTATGTAGGTGAGATATCAGTAGAATCAGATGCAGGACAAGTTATACTTAATCAGGCATTTCAGGCCACAGTTGTTGATACAGTTTCTAGCACACCTATGAAACCTGTAACGCTAGGTCTAGATGAGAATATGATAAACAATCTATTGATTATATCAAGACCGCCTGCAATAACTGAACAATTAGAACAGTCAGAATATATTGAGGTTGCAGATGCTCTCGATCTAGACTTTCTACAATTTGACGATTTAGATGTAGACTATTTAGAAGAGGAAGAAAGTGCTTGGGCAACAGCACTTGATATAGATTTTTTAGAACAGAATTTTTTAGGTGATATTTTAAAACAGTTGAATGAACAATTAGCAAAAAAGATGAGAAGTGAGTTTGATAAAAAGAAGTCAGCAACAGGAGTTGCCACAGGTAAAGATGAAGAAACAGGTATCATAATATTGAATGAAGAACCAGAGTGGTTAGTCATAAGAGAAACAGAGGCAAACTACCTTGAGTTAAGACTAGATCAAGAGTATGGATACAATATAAATATTATACAAGGTGATGATGAGATTTATGATTACGAGATAGGAGGAAATTCAAATGAAATTACTATTATTCAGTCTAATTAGTTTGTATTTTTTGATTGGGTTTATACCTAACAAGGCAGATGCAAATGACTTTGACCTGACTATCATAACTAGCGATGGTGGTGATCTTGATATTTTACAAGACGGTGAAGATAATAATATTGATTTAGATGTACAAAGTATGGACAACTTTGAATTAGATTTTTCTCAAGTAGGTAACGATAATAATATCAATATAGATGTTGATGGTAGAACAAGTAATGGTTCATCAATTTTTATAACACAAACAGGTAATAATAAAAATTATAACGCTAATTTATTTTGTGGGCATTCATTTTGCACCATGACTCTTAATCAATAATACCTCGTCAACTTTAAATATTATGACTCATTTAGTGAATGATAAATGTATTAAATGTAAGCATACAGATTGTGTTGAGGTTTGTCCTGTAGATTGTTTTTATGAAGGACCTAATATGTTAGTAATCAATCCAGAAGAATGTATTGATTGTGGAGTTTGTATACCTGAATGTCCTGTTGATGCTATTATTGAAGATACTGAAGATGTGGGTGATAAGTGGTATAAATTGAATGAGGAATATAGTGAGAAGTGGCCTAATATAACAGTAAAGAAAGATTCTTATCCTGATGCAGAATTATTTGCTGAAGAGAAGAATAAATTAGAAAAATATGGATTACAAGATTAAAACAGAAACAAGAAAATTTACTTGCGATGGATTAATAAAAGAAGGTATGCACCCATCAGAGGGTCATCCTTTGGTATACTTAACAATGAAAGAAGAAGATACAGAAATGGTGTGTCCATATTGTAGTATGACTTATGAGCTTAGATCCGAAGAAGAATAAGATAATATCTCAAGTAGGAGATAATTTAGAGAAGGTGTTTGATCCTGAAATGCCTAGCATCTCTGTTATAAAACTAGGACTAATATATGACATAACAGTATCAGATGATGATATTGTAAATATAAAACACACACTAACAAGTCCTGCCTGTCCTATGGCAGATCAAATTCAACAAGATATAAAAAATGCAGGACTAAAAGTAGAAGGTGTAAAAGATTGTACAGTTGAACTTACATTTGATCCACCATTTGGTATGCATATGGTTCCTGAAGAAACAAAATTTATAATGGGTTGGTAATGAAAAAGATATTAAATATATTCAAAAAGAAGAAAAAAGAAGAAAAGAAACCACACTTTAATCCTTACGAGAGAAAAGATGGTGATAAAATGACTGAGATTGAAAAGATGGATAAAGGTTTCAATGGCAAAACTTATTCATTAAATGGTATAGACTATGATTTCTAAAATATTCACACACTGGACAATAGGTTTATTAACACTTGCAATATTAACAGTTATAGGTTTAGGTGATCCTTATTTAAAAGAAATGATGAGACTTAAATCTTTTGATTTTTTATTACAGTCAGAAACAAAAGAATTATCTCAAGATATAGGTATAGTAACCATAGATGAAGAGTCTATTGAAAAGTATGGTCAATGGCCTTGGGATAGAAGGGTACTTGCTGATCTTGTTGTTAAGTTAAGAGAAGCACAAGTAGGTATAATTGTAATGCCTATATTATTTTCTGAGTATGATAGAATGGGTGGTGATGAGGCATTTGTAAATACGATATATCAAATGGGTGTCGTTATAGCACAAGTCGGCACTACACAAATAAACAAGAATGCTGTACCAAGAGGTGTTGCAAAAATAGGTGATCCTCTACCTTGGTTATATGAATGGCCAGGTATGTTAGGACCAATACCTGAACTAGGGCAGTATGCAGATGGTGTGGGTGTTATCAATACAGCACCTGAGATAGATGGTGTTGTTAGACGAGTGCCACTAATTATGAAAATTGGTGATGAGACTTATCCTGCAATAGCACTAGAAACTATTAGAGTGGCAACAGGCGATCCTAGTTATCAGATTAAGGCTGGCGAAGGGGGAGTTATTGCTGTTAGAGTGCCAGGTTATGATACCATTGAGACTGATCCACATGCCAGAATTTGGTTAAGATGGAAGAAAGAATATAACACATTATCAGCAGCGAGTCAAGACTTTTCCGAGTTTGCAGGTAAGACTGTAATAATTGGCTTGACAGCAGAGGGGTTATCTAGTATAGTTGCAACCCCAAACGGGGAACAGTATGATTATATGTTATCTGCTTCGACTTTACAGACGGTATTAGACGGAGACCAAATTAACAGATATGATTACTCTCTAATACTAGAATTATTGGTTTCTATTATCCTAGGTGTCTTAATAGTGATATTGGCAAGATTTACACCTTATTGGTTTGTAGGCATATTCCTAATTCTTACCTATATCAGTTTGATATATGTCTCATATTTTTTATTTGCTAAGTATTTGATATTGGCAGATGTAAGTTGGGCTATTATCTGCTTGACAATAGTTGGTATGCATAGTATATTTAATCGGTTTGTTTTAGAATTTAGATTAAAACAACAAATTAGAAAACAATTTGAAACATATTTAGATCCAAGACAAGTTGCTATATTGCAAAAAGATCCTAGCAAATTGAAACTAGGTGGTGAGCGAAGAGAGATGAGTTTCTTATTTATGGACATTGTAGGATTCACACCTATTTCTGAGTACTATAAAAATAATGATGATCCTGAAGGCCTCGTAGAGATTGTAAATGATTATCTAAACAGAATGACAAAGATTGTTTTAAACAATGGTGGTTGTGTTGACAAATATATGGGCGACTGTATTATGGCATTCTGGAATGCACCACTTGATTGTGAAGATCATGCTGAGATGGCAGTTAAGACAGCAATAGAATGTGCTGAAGAAACTGAAAAATTAAAAGTGATGTTTAGAGAAAAAGGTCTACCTGATATCAACATAGGTTCAGGTGTCAATACTGGCACTTGTATTGTAGGTAATATGGGTAGTGATACAAGATTTGATTATTCAGTTATAGGGGATGCAGTAAATCTAGCTGCAAGACTAGAGGCAACAACACGAAACTATAAAACAGATGATGGTGGTATTGTAACTACATTATATTCTAGTTATACTCAAGAAAAACTAAAGAATATCAAGTCAATCGAAGTAGATAAGATCAAAGTTAAAGGTAAAGAAGAATTAATTACCATCTATAAACCAGTATAAATAGTAGTATGGCAGGAGTTATAGACAGTATAGTCAAGCAGGCAGGTGACACTAGAAAGTCTATGGACTGGTATCGTAGAAAAGTACGAGACGCTACAGGATCAGGCACTACTGCAAGAGGATTGATAAGACAAGGTAAGGCATCAGCAACACCTAAGTTTGGTATATTTAATCTATTTGGGTATCAGGCAAAAACATATGGCGCACCTTTACCTTATTATGATAGATTCCCACTAATCATACCTACTGAACAAAGAGGTGGTAGATTTTGGGGTATAAACTTTCATTATTTACCTTATGGCCTAAGGGTACAGTTGTTTAGAAGAATGCTAGGATTTGCTAGTGATAATAACTTTGATGAGAAAACAACTATAAATGTAAGTTGGAGACAGGTAGCAGGTATCAGAGCTGTGAGACCGTCTATCAAGTCTTATCTTTTTAGTAATGTAAGAAGTGCCTTTTTAAATATAAAAGTAAATGAAATGCCTGTTGCACTAAATTTGCCTGTTCAAAGATTTGTTGGTGCTACAGATGCAAAAGTTTACTCAGATACAAGAAAGATGATATAATGGCAAAATTAGGAGACCCAACAGATTTTTCATACAGAGTTAATAAAGTAACTAAAGTTGTAGACGGTGATACAATAGATGTTATTATTGACTTAGGTTTTGATATAATGTATAAAAGTAGAGTAAGACTATTCGGCATTGATACACCTGAAAGTAGAACAAGAGATTTAGTAGAAAAGAAATATGGACTTATGTCTAAAGATTTTCTAAAAGATGCATTGAAAAATGCTGATAAGATAGTTATTAAAACACATAAAGGCGAAGAGACTGGTAAGTTTGGTCGTATTCTTGGTGAAATATTTTGTGATGGTTTAAATGTTAATCAAGAAATGTGTAATCAAGGCCATGCTGTTGCATATTATGGTCAAAGTAAAGATGATATTCAAGAAGAACATATGAAGAATAGAAAGATATTAGGAGATTTAGGGATAGTATAATGGCAATATTTCGTAAAGGCATAAAAATAGGAGGATACGATATTCGTATTGGTTTACCTAGAGATAGGTCTTACGATAGAATTGACAAGGACCCTAGACTAAAAAGAAAAACTAATCCTAACACTTCACTAAACAGATTTAGGTCATTTACAGAGGCAGCTGGTGGGTTTGCAAAACCTACAAAGTATATTCTAATAATGACACTACCTCGTGGTGCAAGTGATCAACCTGGTGTTGCTAAAGACACTAAAGATGCACAAAACTTAGATAAGTTATATGGTGCTCAAGTAGCATTTCATTGTTCAGATTTACAATTCCCAGGTAGAACAATAGAAACACAACCTC